ACTTAAAATAAAAAAGAAGCCTTTGTAGCTTAGTTGGTAGAGCAAGAATTTTGTAAATTCAAGGTCGTAAGTTCGATTCTTACCAAAGGCTAAATAAAAATGCAAAAAAGTTATAAACCACACAATTATCAATTAGAGTTTCATAAAAGCGCCGCAAGGTACAGGACAATTATTGCTGGGCGTAGAGCGGGAAAGTCTATAGCAGGAACAATTGAAGCTTTGTACTGGGCGGATCAAATGCCAAAGAAAATAGGAACACCAACGACAGGGATTATTGTTGCTCCTACATACCAAGACTTAAATGACGTTAACGTTAAAATGGTTATGGACTGGTTACCTGAAAAGAGTATCAAAGACTGGAATAAATCAGAAATGAGGCTAACACTTATTAATGGCTCCGAAATTGTTTTTAGGTACGCAGATCCTGTCAGAATAGGTCGAGGACGTAAATATCACTGGGCATGGTTAGACGAGGCTTCCCTTTATGATCAAGGACAAAAGGTATGGGAGACTCTAAGACCTTCCCTAACGGACTACAAGGGGTCTACATGGATCACAACTACTCCACAGGGGAAAGACTGGGTATATAAGACATTTTATGTTCCTAGTTTAAAACAGGGGGATTTTAAGACTTGGAACTTCAAGACTATTGATAATCCTTACATTGACCCAGCGGAAGTAGAGATTGCTAGAAACACTATGAGTGAGGCTATGTTCAGACAGGAGTATTTGGCTAGTTTTGAAAGTTTCTCGGGTTTGATATATCCTGATTGGAACGAGTCAATGCTTATTGATAAGTACGACAGGGCAGAGGACAGTCTTTACTTTATAGGAATAGACGTTGGGTGGGAACACCCTACAGGTATTGTCTTGATAGCAGAGGATAAAGATCATAGGTTGTATGTTATAGACGAGGTACAAAAACAACACACAACAGCAAAAGATGTAGAAAAACTAATAGACGACATGATAACAAGAAACGGACTAAGGAGGGTTGACATACAAGACTTTATAATAGACCCTGCAAGTAAAGGTACAGACCAGACCAGCGGAATGAGTATGTTCGATCAATTACAAGACCCAACAATAGTGATAAACCCTATCCCGTTAGTGCCTGGAGTAAACGATGTAATGGCAGGGATTAATAGGGTTACCGAGTATTTAAGAGCTAATAAACTAAAGATAACACGCGGCTGTAAGCAAATAACAGAGCAAATGAGTGGATATAAGTGGGTTAATAAAAGAGACGACGCACAATGGAATAAACCAGAAGTGTATAAGCTTAACGACGACCTAGTAGACCCTTTAAGATATGTGGTTATGGGAAGACCCGACTGGAGCGAAAGAATCTATAGAAACTCTTATAACGAACCAATTATTGCAAAAGGGGAGGTGTATATTCCTGAAGAAGGTATGGATATAGAAAGAGGAGAAGAATGGGGAATGTAGACAGCCTATAGTAAATTATGGTATAATATATCGAATGGAAGTAATTATCGCATTGATTTCAGTTACAGGGCTTGTGGGGGCATTAGTGTTCCAGTTGTGGTTGTCCTATAAAGAAAGAAAAGAAATGATGATAATGAATAAAAGTAAAGACGTAAAAGAGTTTGAGTATATTGTTGATAAACCAGAAGAGGAAAAAGAAGAAGAAGGGGACAAGATTATAGATATAGAGCAAATTCCCGATTTATATAGTAAGAAATAAACATGCCAAAAACTGCCAAGTTGGATAACAGACAAAAAGCGGAGGCTAATAGAATTGACGATGAAAAAGCACTTCACTTAGAGCAAGAGAAGTTTAACGAGGCAAAGAACGCTAGGTCTGCTAGTGTAGAAAAAGATTGGTTAATAGCAGACGCAATGTACAGGGGTTACCATAATATTAAGTGGAACGATACAAGAGGAACATTAGTATTTGACAGTAACGATCCTTTAGGACTTTACGTAAACCTTATTAAGAGTACAGTTAGAGCTGTTAGAAATGCTGTATTAAGACAAAGACCAGAATGGGACGTTGATGCAGAGCCTTACGGAGAATTAGAGTACGAGAAAAGACAGGTGTTAGGGGGCTTCCTTAATCACTTATACGACGAGTTAGGAATGGAAAGTATAATGAAAAGAGCCGTTAAAAACGGTTTAATTACTGGTAAAGGCTGGATACAGTACGGCTTTGAGGATTCAGAGAACGGGGTTGGTGAGTTATGGGCAGAATCGTACAATACTTTTGATGTATACCCAGATCCTTACGCAAAAAACCTTGACGACTTAAGGTATATTATAAAAGTAGTTAGAAAACCACTAAGTGAAGTTAAAGGCAATAAAGAGTATAAGAATACTGATAAATTAGTGGGGTCTGATAAGACAACAGAATCTCCTTATAAAGAGTTACTAAACGCAAAACTACAACAAAACAGTAACGGAGGAGCAGCACTCGTTCACGAGATGTGGATAAAGTTGGAAGACGAATTAGGCAAAAAGGTTATAAAAGTTATTACTACATGTAACGGAACCCTTTTAAGAAGTAAAGTTGCAGAAGGATACGATTGTTTACCTTTTGTATACTATGAACCAGAAACAGATAGTGACGAAATGAATAGTGCGGGATGGGTTAAAGACCTAGTTCCTCTAAACAAGGCGCTTAACTATAACGAAAAGAATATTCTTGAATACATAGTGTTAATGGTAAAGGGTAGATTTGTTAAAGATAAGAACGCTAAGCTAAGTGTTGTTACAAACGAAAACGGTAAGATTATTAGTAAAACAAGAGGATCAGAATTTACTCAATTACCAGTGGCTCCATTACCTTCTACACCATTTAACCAAATAAGTAATTTAGTTGGTTATATTAATGATGTAGGTTCCGCACCAGAAGCCTTAAGAGGTATTGCTCCAACAGGAGTAACAGCAGCAAGAGCTTTAGAAGATTTAGTAGCTAACGCATACAATTCACTTTCAGATCCAATAGATAATGTTATTAACACGCATAAGTTACTAGCAGAAAGAGTATTGAAACTACTTTACAATTTCCAAGCAGTACGAAAGCAGTTCAAGTTTAGTATAGAAGGAACAGAGCAAGTTTACTACATTGTTGGTAAAGGCGGAGCAGTTGGAAAGAAAGAAGAGGACGTTATTATGCTTCCAGAAAATCCAAAAGTTAAAGTGTCTATTATTAGTGGAGTTGCTTATACAAAGAGTGCAAAAGAAGAAACTATGATGAGACTTTATCAAACAGGACTTGTAGACAGAAAAACAGTACAGGAAACATTTGGTCTTAATTCAGACAAGATAGAACAGAGAATTGCAGAACAAAATGCACAAGGACAGGTAACAGACGGACAGACGGCACAACCAGAAGACCAAGGAGTAACAGATATAACAGCAGTTGTTCCCCAAGAAGTGTACGACCAGTTGAGCGACGCAGGTAAAGGGCTTGTAGAAGACTTTGCTACAAACGGGCTAAAACTAGACACGCCTTTTATAGAAAACCCTCAATTAATAGAACAATTAGCAGCACAACAATTAGAGTATCACGTAATGCCTGATGGATTAGTAATGCTTGGAGCAGAAATGGGGCAAGAAATGCAAATGGGTGAAATGGGTCAATAGTTTGTGAGTGGTCTGGAGGTACTTTTTCCCTCGGTACCTCCATACTGGTCATAAGCCAGAATAAGTTTAATAAACCTAATTCGAGACTGAACTCGTAAAAATGTAGGTAAATAGTAATGGAAGAAGGAAACAGCGTAGCAGCTTCACAAGCTGGTGTGCAGACAAGCACAACTACTTCGCAAGTAGGCAACAAATCGGTTAATAATACCCAGGTATCGTCAGAGAAGACGCAAAACACACAGGGCGAAGTTAATGACACACAGAACGGGCAACCAGAAAGTGTTAAGGAGCAAATGGTTCCTAAGTCCAGAATGGATGATTATCGTGTTAAAGCGGAAACTTTTGAAAAGGAGTTGTCTGTACTAAGAGAGAAGGCTTCTGTACTCGAAAGACTAGAGAGCGCTTTTAATCCAAAGGTACAACAAGACCCTATAATAAGTGAAGCAGACAATACTTTACGCCAAATGGGATACGTTAGAGGCGAGGACGTTCAAAGTATGGTTCAATCTATACTAGAGCAAAGAGAAATGGTTAGAGACTTCGGTCAAAAAATCACGGATCTATCTTCAAAGTATGACGGATCAAAAGGAGAACCTAAATTTGTTCCAGAAGACGTTGCAAAGTTTATGGACGACGAAGGGATTAAAGACCCAGAGAAGGCTTATAAACTCATGAACGAGGAAGCACTTGCAGACTTGAAGTTGAAATCGAAACTTCAACCTACGTATACAGAACGAGCAGGTACACCAGTACAGGCACACAATGATACAAGCAAGGAAGAAATACAAGCGGCATCTAGGGGAGAAATCTCTTGGGCTGATGTAATTATGAAACGATTAAAAAAGTAGGGATACTTTAAATTAATAGAAAACTATAATGGCAGTCTATACAAGTTACGAGGCTATCGGAGAACGAGAAGACCTCATGGACTTAATCACAATGATTAGTCCTGTAGATACTCCTATGTTTTCTGGTTTTGCAAAAACTCAAGCAGCAGGAACCTATGTAGAATGGCAAACAGATGCATTAGCATCCGCAGCAGCTAACGCTCAAATCGAAGGCGCAGACTACACATTCCCAACACTTAGTGCAACAACTAGATTAGGAAACTACACACAAATATTTAACAAACCATTCCAAGTATCATCAACTTTAGACGTTGTGTCAAAAGCGGGTAGAGACAAGGAATATGCTTACCAAATGGAGAAAAAGATGAAGGAAATGGCAAGAGACATTGAATATGCTCTTGTTAATAACTCATCTGCAGTTTCAGGAGCAAGTGGAACAGCTAGACAGCTTAAAGGTGTTTTAGCTTTCATTACTACTAACGTAGAAACTGGTTCAGGATCAGGAACAGAAGCTCTTACAGAGACAATGTTCAACGATGCATTAGAAACAATATCTGCAGCAGGTGGAAACCCAGATACAGTTTATGCAAACGGATTCCAGAAAAGACAAATTTCAGCATTCACAGCAAGTAACACAAAGAACGTAGACGCATCTGCAAACAAAATCGTTAACATGGTTAACGTTTATGAATCAGACTTCGGAATTCTTGAAGTTATTTACGATAGAGCAATGGCAACTGACAAGGTAGCTATATTGGAGAAAGATAAGTGGGCAGTAGCATCACTTAGACCAATTGCACACCACGAAGTACCATCTATTGGTGATAGCAGAAAAGGTGTTATCGAAGGAGAATTAACATTAGTTGCAAAGAACGAAGCAGCTAACGGTCAAATTACTCAATTGACAACATCAGCTTAATTAGTCTGTTACTAATTACGTTTGGCGGTGTCGTATAACCGCCTGCGCATACTATGAACGACTCGATAAAAATAATACAAAACAAGATACAGGATAATTTGCAAAAAGCCTTGAATGACGACGCTATAAAGAGATATAATCAGGAGATGAAAAAGGATTATACAGGCAGAGCGAAAAAGGGACTAGGGGACGCAAATTGGAGATTAGTTGCTAGTTATCCTATTGAATTGAGAACAGTTTTGGTTAATAAACACGGGGTAAAAGCTTTAAAGGACGAAAGTTTCTACAAAGACTTTCTAAGAAGTGATGAAATGGAAGCTTTTAGGGCTTTACCAGCAAGTGAAATATAAATTTAAAAGCAGGGAAAATGCAAACATACAATTTTCAGAATAAGAAGTTTAATATATTGGCACTCGGTGCTGATACAGGGGCTTGTGGGAACATGAGAATTCGCAGACCTTTTCTTTATATGAATAAAAGAGAAGATATTAACGCTTCTATTTTAGACCCTAAAAAGTACGATGAAAAAGAACTAAAGCAAATTTTCACGCTCGCAGACGTTATTGTATTTAAAGCAGGAATGCAGAAGCTGGCAAGAGAAGTTAAACACTCGTTTCCAACCAAGCCAATTATCTTTGATTTTGACGACGACTACTTTAGTATTTTACCAAGTTCAGAACACTACAGAGAGTACGGAACACAAGAAATAACAGTAGAAGCAGGAGATAAGAAAGTTGTTCTATGGAAGAATGGGGCTAATGGGTTTGATATATGGGACAACAAAAGAAGAATTCTAGACATACAAGAAATGCTTGAAGAATCAGACATGGTTTTTGCGGTAACAGAGAGGTTGGGGCAATGGCTAAGCCAAAAGGCAAAAAACAGAAGTGTTGCTGTGGTTCCTAATTTCTTGGACTTATCGCTGTATCCTAACGTAGAGGTTATAGACCATAACAAAGGGGCAGAGTTTAGGTTCGGGTTTTGCGGAGGAATGTCTCATTTTGGAGATATAAACTTTATTAAGGGAGAGGTTATTAAGTTCCTTAAAGGGGATAAGAATAGGTTTTTCTATATGATAGGACAGGAGTTTACAGGGTTTGAAGAGGTAGAGGATCAGGTAAGACACCAACCTTGGATGCCGTTTGAAGCTAATTCAATTAGAATGAAAGTTTTAGACCTAGACTGCTTAATAGCTCCGTTACAGGACTACCCTTTTAATAACAGAAAAGACCCTTTGAAGTTCTGGGACGCAGCGGGACTTTCACTGCCTTTAGTAGCAAGCAACGTTGCTCCGTTTAGCGACGTTATTAAGGATAAAGAAACAGGATTTTTGTTTGATACCCCAAAGGATATGATTAAGATTCTTAAGAAACTTCAAGGAGACAAATCATTGGGCAAAAAAGTAGGGGAAAGGGCAAGGGCAGTTGTCGAAAAGAGAAGCTTAAAGGACAAAGTGGAAGATATTATTAAGCTGTACAGAGCGGTTTATGAAGAAAAGAGAAAAGCAACAGTAGAAAAAATGAAAGGTCAAAAATGAACTTCGAGGAAATATACAAAGAATACGAAAAAGACATTGTAATTATCCCTGTGGAAGAGGAGAAGAAGGCTCTTTTCCCGACAGAAGAGATCAAAGAGCAACCAGCAGAAGAGACTATTTCCGATGAGATACTTGCTAGCAAATGGCTAGGACTCGACTATAAAGAACTTACCGCTCAGCAGAAAATAGACTACGCAGGGATATACTTAGAGTTTAAGAAACATTATTCTGATC